TTAGTGGTTAAGGTGGAGCCACCTCAGAAACGATGACTCCAATATTTCGAAACGAGTTTCATGGCTAGTTCTATCATTGATTGAACGACTTGCAGCTTTATATGCATTCCAATTTTCTACACTCAATAACTGGCGGCGGTTCCTCGGTGGAGGACCAGTGCGAATGAATTCCTGAAATTCCTCAAGGAAGTCTCTTAGATAAATCACATGTTCTTGAGGTGAATTTCTGACCAGCCAGTAGTAGACCGGGATATTGCCTTCGGACTGAAGAAGTGGATCACGAAACAAAAAGAGGTCAGACATCAATCCTAGAACATCAAAGATTCTTGTTAGTTCCATAGTTGCGTCATTATCGTCGACCGAATATTGCTCCACAAACTTGTCAAGACTTGTCTTCTTGGTCTCTTGAATGCCTGCAACCTCAAACATAAGAATCTTTGCGGCAGCGTTAAGGTTCTGCCCCTTATTAGTATTGAAGCGAATATTATGAGAAAAGAATGGATGATTGCCGATTTCGCGAATAACGCCTGTAATAGGGCTTGAAAAAGCGTTTCGAAGCTCGGCACCACTAAGCGGCTTGCTCCTGTTCAATCTAACAAAAAGTTCCTCTATAAATGATAAGTCGTCGCTTATAACTCCCACAACGTCCGGATTGAAATTATCGAAATCCTCCGCCACAGCCGGATAGTCTCTTTTAAGCTCTGAATATTTCTTTCCGCCCAAATGTAAGCCTGGGTTTGAGAACAATTTGAAAGTCGGAGACAGTCCGAATTCATCATCGAAAAAGTCGAATATAGCCTCCAGCCGCTGCTTGCCGTCGATAACGGCATAAGACTTCTTCTTTTCGTTGAGTTTGGATGAGCCGAAAACGAAATCAGCGACGTAAAACTTAGGAACATCAAATCCATTGAGGATGGAGTCCACGAGATATTGCTTATCACTCGTGGACCACCGTCGTCCTTTCCGCTGATAGGACGGTTCGAAATCAATTTGGTCGCGGCGATTTTTCCACCATGACAGTGTCTTGGAATCAAGACGATGTATTTTAAAAAGATTGTGACTCGACATGCTAAAATCCAAACGTTCGCTTTAATTCGGCGGCGAGACCCTCTAGATCTGGATAGATTGTAGACTCAGATACCCCTAGAGAAAAAATCTCCTCGCGCACCGAACGCACCTGATCTTTAGGAATTATATATTTTCGGAGCGATTCCAATGGAAAAACCGGTTTGCCGTCTTTGATCCATGAAAATGTTTTTTCCATGGGTTCGGCTTGCGGGCCAAAAACAGTAAAAAAGCCTTGTTGCGCGACAATTCGAGCACTATTGTGAACCCCTCGCATAGCCATAGGAGGGAGTGGTCCAGAAAAAGTATAAACCTCAGATGGGCTATAGCGTTTCAACCAAATATCTTTCGAGGAAAGTACGCCACCGGGAAATCCGGTTTCGGCGTACGCCGCATTGTTCCATTTGTTTGGATCAAGGACGTAAATTGCAGCGTCCGACAACGCATTGCCATGTTTATCAACTTGAACGGATGTGACTGCAAAATGCATTGAAACTAATGGGCTGCCTGACCAATCCAAAAGTCTGGTAGGAACGCGATAATGCTGCATGAAAAACAATCGTTCCCAGTCGTCCTCAGCCCAAACCCTTGATTCAGCGTACGGCAAACTACGCATTTCAAATGTCTCATTGAGTTCAAGCTCTAATTTTTTATACGCTGGTTGATTTTTGGCAGTTTTGTGGCGGAAAAGTGACGGTGTAAGTTGGTAGCTTGCGTCTCCAACCCCTCTATACCAAAAAGAGTTTTTGGTGTAATTAATCCTGTGCAATTCCGAAAGAAACTCCGCAAAAGAGGAAACTACCATCTCCGTCGGCTTTTGATCCCTCGAAGGTTGCGACTGCCCGATTACAGATAACTTTGATGAACCAGGATCCAACCGAATTCTTCTTCTACTCGTATTCGCTGTCATTGCTACGCCTCAAACATTAAAATTTTTTGTGCGAACTTGCCTGCTCGACCCCCTACCGGTAGGGATGTAAGGAATCGATCACCGGATCTGACCAGCGTGTCCAAGATGATGAGCACGCCAACGATTCTCGACGAAACACGACACTACGCAGCATAGGGAAACCGCCCGAGACGCCGCGCCACGCATAGCGAGCGCTCTAGTCGGCACCTTCGACGAATTCAGCACATTAAGCAAGCAGGCGCGGCGGGGTCTCGACCGCGCGCCAGGGGGTTGCACGGGGTCTGGGTCTCGGGGCGTGGGTGGGCCTGGAGGGCCTCCCCGGGGGCAGGGGCGCCCCGGGGCGGGCCGAACGGGTGGGGGGAAGGGGTTCGAGTGGGCGTGAAAAAGCCCGCGCTTGGCGGGCTTCTGATGCGGTGCGCGGCAGCCGCGCTGCGGTGGCCCGGGTTACGGGACTAGGGCCGGGGCCTGCGGTGCGTCGGTCAACAGGTAAGGGCGAAAGTTGCAGGCCGTCACCCCTGCCCAGGCGTTGATGGCGTGGGCCATGGTCGCCTGCAGCGGCGAAATCTCATTGCGGGCGAACACCATCGCCGCTTTCTCCACGTCCCCGAAGCCGCCCACGTTGTTGGGCAGCATGCCCATCAGCTGGGGCGGCACCCGGTGCGCTGCCAGCACGTCGTCGCGGCTGGTGTTCTTGATGTTGAGGAAGTCGTCCTTCGCGGCCACCTCGCTGATCGGGATGAGCTGGATGCCTTCCTTCTTCCCGTTCGGCGCGTAGTAGAAGAGATTCCGGAAGTTGCCGCCGCCCTTCGTTTTGGTCAGCTGGTCGCGCATGGCGTCCACGTCGGACTGCTTTTGGGCTGGGTCGGTCACATAGAGAATGAAGCCGGCGTGGCTGCCGTTGTTGTAGTAGCGGCGGCGGAACAGCGTGGCCGACTCGTTCAGCATGGCCGACTGCAGCGCACCCAGGTACGGCGGCAGGCCGTAGATTTCCTGGTGGATGTCCTGCTCCCGCAGCTGGAACACGTCGCCTGGCGCGAATTCGTGCGGCGTCTGCAGATCGGTGACGAAGAAGAAGCGCCCGGGCTCGATGCCCCGGCGCGCGTACTTGCCCAGCACGTGGCGCAGCTCCAGCAGGCCGCCCAGGCGGTTGCGGCGCCGCTCCAAGTAGCCATTGCCCAGCACCAGAAAATCCAGCGCCATGGCGCGGAAGGCCTCGGCGCTGAGCCACTGCGATGGCACGAACGTGCTCGCCAGCACGTTGATCTTGAACCGCAGCGCCGATTCGTGGTGCGCGCCCACGCGCAGCAGCCGCGCCAGCGCCGCCAGGCTTACGGGCGGCTCGTACCAGTCGCCCGACTCCATGCACTCCGCATACTCCAGCAGCGCCGACCGGCCGCCGATGACTGGCTCGGGGTCGCCCAGGTCGAAGGTGAAAGAATGCGCGGGCGGTATCGATGGCGCTGCATCCGCTGGCGCGGTGGCTGCGGGCTGATGCGAAGAATGGTGGCGTGCGGTGCGGTTGCGTCGTGTCATGGTCAATCCGAGAAAGCGATGAAGGAAGTGGCATGCGGGCTGGCCATGTCGGTGCCCGTCTCCAGTGGTTCGTTGCTGAGCGCATTCATGCAGGCCCAGGCCAGGTCAGAGTGGCCCGTTTCCTGGCTGCGGCCCGCGGCGTAAGTCACGCTGCGCCCGCTCGCGGTCAGCTCGCGTTTGATGGCCATGAAGCTGCTGGCCAGCTCCTTGTTGCCGGCGTCGAACTCCAGCCGGCCGGCCTTGATGACCTGCTGCGCCTTGAGCACCAGCATGGTCTTGCTTTCCACGCTGTAGTTGATGCCCTGCACTGCGGGGAAGAACTGCTGCACCAGCTGATACACGCCCTGGCCGATGCCGGTGGTGTCCACCGTGATGGCCGTGACGTTATAGCGGGTGGTCACGTCCTTGATGGCCTTTGCCTGGGCCTCGAAGTCCATCCCCTTGAACTGTTCGGTGTGCAGCACGCGCAGCGGACCGCCTGCGCGGGTCGGTGGCGCCAGCACCACCAAGCCGGCGGAGTCGCCCGTATGGCTGGGGTCGTAACCCACCCAGACCGGCTGCCAGCCGAAAGGGCGCTGGCTGAACGGCTTGAAGTCCTTCCAGACGTCCCAGCTGTCCACCATGCACGGCTGCAGCATCGACAAAGGGAACACCGAGAAAGAGTCGTCCACGAACCCGCACATCAGCAGGTTGGCGAACTCCGCATCCGAATACTCCAGCCGCAGCTCGTCCAAGTCGAACAGATCGCAGCCGCCGGCCAGCGCATCCATGATCGTGACGATGTTCCGCCACACGCGATCCTCGCCTGTGAACCCCGAGCCGCCCAGGCGCAGGTGCGAAAGATCCACCTCCACCTTGTCGCGCTTCTTCAACCGGGCCGCGCTCCAGAACGCATAGGCGGCGTGCTGAATGCTGGAGGGCGTAGAGAAGTAGGTTTTGCGCCACTTCTTGTGCATTGCCATCCCGCTGGCCACCTTGTTCAGGCGCTCGAAATCCTGCGTCCAGAAGAACTCATCGAAGTAGAAATTGCCGTGGTAGCCCTGCGCCGTGCGCGCGTTGCTGCCGAGGAAATACAGCGTGGCCCCATTGGCCAGAATGATCGGGTCGCCCTTCAACTCCACGCCGGTCACTTCGTGGACGAACGCGCAGATGTACTGTTTGAAGATGTGCGCCTGGGCCTTGCTGGCAGACAGGAAAATCTGATTTCGACCCGTCCCCAGCGCATCGATGAGCGCCTCGCGGGCGAAGTACCAGGTGGCGCCGATCTGGCGGCTTTTGAGGATGGCGCGCGTGCGCTGCTGGCTGCTCTGCCACCAGCCCAGCTGGTACTTGAAAAGCGAATCGAGGAACGCGCTTTTCAGCTGCTCGATTTGCTCATCACTGAGGAAGTTCTTGCCGCGCGACTTCTTCGGCGCCGCGTTGCGCGCCTCGATGTTCGGGTTCAGGTCGGCTTCCCGGCCCGTCTTTTCGTACTTGCCGATGCGCGCCAGGCGCTCCAGCTGGCGGCCGAGCAGGTCGATTTCCTTGAAATCGCCGCCCGTCTTCACATCCTTGGCGATGAGCGTGGACATGCGGGCTTCCAGCGCGTACTCCACCCGCTGGGCTGCTGGCGTGTCCTGCCACTTTTCCGCCTTGCACCACCCGTGCAGCGTGCCGCGCGGAACGCCCAGGTGTTCGGCGATGTGCGAGAGCTTCCAGCCCATCCAGTAGAGCGCGCGGGCCTCGCGCCGCACGCCCGCGCCGCCGTCTATCGGGCTCGATTCGCCTGCAGGCAAGGAATCGAGCGCCAGTGATCGAGCGCCCGACGTGATGGCCTTTTGCGCGGCGCAGCCCGTGTTGCGCACAGCGCTTCGGATCGGTCGCGGCTTCTTGCCTGCCGGCGCTTTGGATGGGGCTTTCTCTTTCATGGCCGCCAGTGTGTTTCGCGCGCGCGCGGAAATCGACCGGCAGAAACTGTGATGCGCGCAGCCACAGTGCGCGCCAATTGCGACGGTGGCGCCAGGTGCGGAACATAGGCATCAGTTCAACACACCGCCGAAAGCGCACCATGCCATCCAAGTTTTTCCGCGTAGCCACCGAAGGCGCCACCACCGACGGCCGCGAAATCCAGCGCAGCTGGATCGAGCAGATGGCCAAGAACTTCAACCCCGCGAAGTACGGTGCGCGTGTCTGGCTGGAGCACTACCGCGGCGTGCAGCCCGACAGCTCTTTTGCGGCGCTGGGTGATGTGCTGTCCTTGCAGTCGCGTCCGGTCGAGGACGGCAAGCTGGCCTTGTTCGCGCAAATCGAAGCGCTGCCCGCTTTGCTGGCCATGAACAAGGCCAAGCAGAAGATCTACACCAGCATCGAGGTGGACCCTGATTTCGCCAAGTCGGGCGAGGCGTACCTGACCGGCCTGGCCGTGACGGACACGCCGGCCAGCCTCGGCACCGAGGTGCTCAAGTTCGCAGCGCAGAACCCGGACGCCAGCCCGTACAAGGGCAAGAAACACAGCGAGGGCGCGCTGTTCAGCGCCGCCATCGAAACCGACCTGGGCCTGGAAGGTGATGCGGACACCATCGCATCCACGCTCATCACCCGATTCAGCGACCTGCTGAAAAACTTGCGCGGCATCGCCGAGCCCAAGCCCACGCCAGAAACCACCAACGACTTCGCTGTCAAGACGCTGGAAGTGCTGGGCGCGGCCGATGCCGCCATTCAACGACAGGCCACCGAGCTGGCCGAAACCAAGACGGCGTTCACGAAGCTGCAGAGCGACTTCGCAGCGCTGACCGTGAAGCTGAGCCAGGAAGACGGCAGCGGCACCCAACGCCCGCAAGCCACCGGCACCGAAGGCGCCGCAAAGGCCGACTGCTGAGCCCCCCGCACCTCACCAGCGAAGCAACCCCGCAACATCCCACCGAGAGACACCACCCATGAAAAACGATACCCGCCGACAGTTCAGCGGCTACCTGCAAGACCAGGCCACGCTGAACGGCGTGCCATCCGTCGCCGTGAAATTCAACGTCGCGCCCACCATCCAGCAGAAGATCGAGAACCGCATTCAGGAAAGCAGCGCATTCCTGAAATCCATCAACATCGTGCCCGTCGATGAGATGCAAGGCCAGAAGCTGGGCCTGGGCACCGATGGCCCGGTGGCAAGCCGCACCGACACCACGAAGAACGATCGTGCGACCCGCGACGTTTCCAGCCTGGAAGGCCGCGGCTACCAGTGCGTGCAGACCAACTACGACACGCACATTCGCTACAACAAGCTGGACATGTGGGCGAAGTTCAAGGACTTTCAGGTGCGCATTTCGCGCGCCATCCAGATCCAGTGCGCGCTCGACCGCATCATGATCGGCTTCAACGGCAAGGCCGCCGCCGCTGACACCGACCGCGTGACGAACCCGCTGCTGCAGGACGTGAACATCGGCTGGCTGGAAAAAATGCGCGTTGAAGCGGCGGACCGCGTCCTCAAGAGCGGCAAGACGCCCGGCAAAGTCACGATTGGCGCCGCCGGGGACTACAAGACGCTGGACGGCCTGGTGTACGACGCGCACAAGTCCCTGCTGGAGCCGTGGCACGCCGCTGCTCCTGATCTGGTCGCCATCGTCGGCCGCGGGCTGATGCACGACAAGCTCTTTCCGCTGGTCGATGGCCAGGACGCTCCCACCGAAATGCTGGCGGCCGACATCGTGCGCAGCCAAATGCGCCTGGGTGGCCTCCAGGCGATCACTGTCCCCTACATGCAGGAAGGCGCGGTGCTCGTCACCAGCCTGGACAACCTCTCTATCTACTTCCAAGAGGGTGGCCGTCGCCGGCATGTACTGGACAACCCGAAGCGCGACCGCATCGAGACCTACGAAAGCTCGAACGACGCATTCGTGGTCGAAGACCTGGGCAAGGCCTGCCTGATCGAGAACATCGCACTGGTCTGACCCCGCGCCGCCGACTGCGAGAAGCCGCTCTAAAAAAGGGAGCCGCTTTTTGCGGTCAGCCAGCCCAGGCACCCACCGCACGACAGAAAGCACCCGCCATGCGCCAGACCCTCGCCCAGCGCCACCGCATGCACCACCTCGCGCTGGCGCAGGCGGCCCAGGCCGCCACCGCCGACGTGCACGGCCAGACCGTGGGCACTGCCTACGAACTCCAGCTGGCGCAGCTGCACCAGCACCGCCTGCGGTTGAAAGACCTGCAGAGCGTGGAAAAGAAGATCGAAGCCAAGCGCGTGCTGCTGCCCGAATACGACGCCTATGTGGACGGCGTGCTGCAGGCGCGGCCGGGCACCCAGGACGAAGTGATCGCCACCGTGCTGGTCTGGCACATCGACGCCGGCAACTACGCCCGCGCCCTGGAGATTGCCGACTATGCGCTGGCCAGCGGCATCACTCCACCGGACCGCTTCCACCGCGACCTGCACACCATCGTGCAGGACGAAGTGGCCGAGGCTGTCATCGAGGGCAAGGTGAAGGGCAGGGAAGCCCTGCAAATCGTGGCCAAGGCCATGGCGCTGACTGAAGCGGCCGACACACCCGACCAGGCGAAAAGCAAGCTGTACAAGGCGGCCGGCTGGGCGGTGCTCGGCAAGACGGGCAGCCACGACGTGGACATGGCCGGGCGCGGCGTCAAAGCCTGCCGCGAGGCGCTGCCGCTACTGCAGCGCGCCATGCAGCTCGACAGCCGAGCCGGCGTGAAAAAAGACATCGAGCGACTGGAACGCCGACTCAAGCCGAGTGCGGCCGAGAAAGCCCAGGCGCTGTAACCCGAGCGTACCCCGCACCCGTGGCGGCTCCTGGGCAACGACAGGCATTGACTTGCTCTGCTCCGACGCCCAGGACCACCGCCACACCTAACACCCCCGAAAGCCGCCCATGTCATTCGTCGCCACTGCGAACCCGCCCGCGAAGGGAACGGAAGCCACCGTGCGCAACGATGGCTTCTGGCCAGATATCGACCGCGAGCAGCTGCGCGCGGACATCCGCCTGGACGGAACGGTGACGCCCGACCGTCTGCACAAGGCTTTGCTGGCTGCGATGTGGTCAGTGAACGACGAACTGCGCCCGTGGAAGTTGGCGCAGATCGTGGCCGGCCGGCCCACGCTGCAAGACGTGCCCGCCGACCAGCTGGACGGGCGCAGCGTCAAGGTGCAGCAGTACCGCGCCGCCATCTACGCCCACGTGCAGGGCCAGCTGGCCGAGGCGTACCGCGACATCGACACGCTGCCGCAGGGGGCCGGCAAAGAGGCGCGGGTGATGAGCGCCATCGAGACACGCATCGACAGCTTCAATCAGGCGCTGCGCTGGGCGGTCGCAGACCTGCAGGATGCGCCCCGTGTGATCGCGGCGCTGCTATGAGCGGCGCCCAGGGCGTGACGGTGCGCGCCCACGCACACGAAACCCTCGACGCCCTGGCTTGGCGCCAGCTGGGCACCACCGCCGGCCACGTGGAAGCCACGCTGGCAGCCAACCCCGGGCTGGCGAAGCTCGCCGCCGACTTACCCGAAGGCCAGGCAGTCCGCCTGGTCAACGCACCGGAGCCCACAAGGCCGATGGTTCACCTGTGGGACTGAAATAATGGCAAAAGAGAAAGTCGTTGACGTGATGGTGGAGGCGGCCAAGGTGTCGCCGCCCGCATTCATCGTGGGCAAGTCCATCGCCGAAGGCTGGACGATCAACCACACCGTGGCTGCCCTGACCATCGTCTACCTGCTGCTGCAAATCGGCTGGCTCCTGTGGCGCTGGCGCCGCGCCGCGCTGGGCCAGGACGTGAAGGGCGAATGATGGACACGCGCCAGAACCTGCTGCGCGTGGCCGTGGCCGCGCTCACCCTGTCCGCCGCCGGCTTCGCTGGCTGGAAGCAGAGCGAGGGCGACGGACCCACCAGCGTGCGTGCAGACGGCGTGCAGGTCCATCACCCCTACATCCCGACGCGCGGCGACGTGCCCACCATCGGCCACGGATCGACACGCTACGAAGACGGCACCCCCGTGCGCCTCTCTGACGCGCCCATTACCCGTCAGCGTGCCGAGCAGCTTGCGCGCAACCTGAACCGCGCCGAAGAAGCGAGATTCAAGGCCAGCCTGCCGGGCGTGCTGCTGTACCCGGGCGAGTTCGACCTTTACGTGGACTTCGTGGGCCAGTACGGCATCGGCAACTGGCTCAAGCCGCGCAGCCCGCGCACCTGGCTGCTGGTGGGCGACTACGTGCGGGCGTGCCACGCCCTGCTGGAATGGCGCTTCCAGGCCGGCCGCGACTGCAAGCTGCCCCAGAACTGGGGGCCGCAGGGGTGCCGCGGCGTCTGGACCCGCCAGCAGAAGCGGCACAGCGACTGCATGGGGATGCAGACGTGATCGGCGCTGCCGTGAAGGCTCACGCCTGGCAGCTGGTCGCCCTCGGCCTCGCCGGCCTGCTGCTGTGGCAGACCCTGCACCGCCACGCGGCCGAGCTGGACGCCGCGAACACCCACGCCACCCTGTCCAGCGAACGCGCCGCAAACGAGAGCAACGCCCGCCGGCAGGCCGAACGGTACCGAACCCTCGAAGGAAACCACCGCGATGACATTGCAAAGATCACGGCCGACGCCTCAACCGTCAACGCTGCTGCGGTGGGTGACGCTATTCGCGCCCGCGCTGCTCATGACCGCCTGCAGCGCGACGTCGCCGAATTCCTCACCGCCCACCGTGTCGCCGCCCAGGCTCGCGCCGCTGCCGGCGATGGCGCGCCAGACTCCGCCGCCCTCGATCTGCTCGCCGACCTGCGCCGCCGGGCTGATGAACGTGCGGGAGAGCTGGCGGAAATCGCTGACCGCGCCCGAATCAGCGGCACCGCCTGCGAGCGCGCCTACGACAGCGCGCACGCGCTGAGCGTGGCAGCACAGCAACCGTAGGCCGGCCCATGTACAAGCTGCAGAGCCTGCGTGCGCTCATCGAGAGCGCCGTGCCGTCCCTCAAGACCAACCCGGAAAACCTCATCGTGATGGCGACGGCTGGCCGCGCTGTGTCCACCATGGCCGGCGGCCTGTCGTTTGAATACGCATACGACATCGCCGTCACCGTGCTGGACTACGCCGGACACGCCGACGCGCTGTTCGTGCCGGTGCTGGCCTGGGTGCGCGTCCACCAGCCCGACCTGCTCGACAACCCAGGCGCGCAAGCGCGCGGCATCGAGTTCAAGGTGGAGCCCTTGAACACCGCGGCGGTGGACATCGGCATCAGCATTCCTGTCACGGAACGCGCCATCGTCAAGCCGGCCCCCGCTCATCCCACGCGCTTCGACATCGACCACCCGCATGAACCCTGCCACCCGGGTGGCCAATGCCTGCCCGAGCATTGGGAGCTGTGGCTGAAAGACCAGAAGCTGGCCGAATGGGACCTGCCGCTGCCGCCTGAGCGCGACCGCTTCGACCTGTAGCCATGGCCGAACTCTCCGCGCTGGAAGACTGGACGGCCGAGCTGCTGCGAAAGCTGCAGCCCACGCAGCAGCGTCGCCTGCTGGTGGAAGTGGCCCGCCGCCTGCGCACGGCGAACGCGCAGCGCATGCGTGCCCAGACCGACCCCGAGGGCCAGGCATGGCAGCCGCGCAAGCCACCGGGCACCCTGCGCAGCCAGCGCGAGCGCCTGCGGCAGCAGGCCAAGCAGCGCACCCCGATGTTCGCCAAGCTGCGCCAGCAGCGCCACCTGAAGGCCAAGGGCCAGGGGAACGCGGCGGTGGTCGAATTCGCGGGCCGCGCGCACCGCATCGCCCGCGTGCATCACTTCGGCGAGTCGGATGCGGTGAACCCTGGCGGCCCGATGTACGACTACCCGGCGCGCGAGCTGTTGGGCATCACCGCGGCCGACATCGATACCGTACGGGACGTGGTGCTGGCCCATCTGCAGGCCTGAACCACCACCGCGAAATGTGAAGCGCGCAGCCACAGTGCCCGCCGCTGGCTTCCCCGCGCGCGCGGCAGCACCATTGCTGCATGCCCGGAAACACCCCCCAACAAGAAAGCCCGCAGGAACTCGCGCGGCGCGCTGAGAACATCGCGCGCATCGGCACGGTCGTGGCGGTCCGGCACGCCAAGCCCGCACGGTGCCGGGTCAAGCTGGGTGACAACACCACCGACTGGCTGCCATGGCTCGCCGGTCGCGCTGCAGGCAAGGCCGGCAGCACATGGTGGCCCCCGGTGGCTGGCGAGCAGTGCCTGGTGATCGCGCCAGGCGGCGACCTGGCCCAGGGCGTGGCGCTGCTCGGCGCTTACAGCGATGCCATGGAAGCGCCATCGGATGAGCCCGGGGTCGAGCGCACTCGCTGGAGCGAAACCGAATTCGCCGAATACCGCGAAGGCCGCCGCACCATCCACACCGAGGAAGCCATCGTGCTGGAAGTCGGCGCAGGCTGCAGCATCGCCATGGCACCCGACAGCATCACGCTGCAGGTGGGCGGCGCTGTGCTGCACATCGGCGCCGACAAGATCACCAGCACTGTGGACATCGTGGCGCACGGCATCAGCGCGGTTCACCACATCCACGGCGGCGTGCGCCGCGGTGGCGACACGTCGGGAGAACCCGAATGATGAACCGCAACACAGGCGAGCGGATGGGCCTGCATGCGCACCTGCAGCAGAGCGTGGCCGACATCCTGGCGACGCCCATCGGCAGCCGCGTGATGCGGCGCGAGTACGGCAGCCTGGTGCCTGCGCTCATCGACCAGCCCGACAACCTGGCCACGCAAACCCGCGTGTTCGCCGCCATCGCTTCGGCCCTGATGCGGTGGGAACCGCGCCTGCGGCTGGCCAAGGTGGCAGCCATCCGCCACGCTGACCGGCCTGGCCGCGTGGACATCGAACTGACAGGCACCTACGTGGGCGCCTTGGGCCGTGAGGCCGCGCCGCTGTCCCTCACCGTTCCCTTGACCGGGGCGCAGTCACAAGGCGGCATCGCATGATCGACCTGCAGACCCTGCCCGCCCCGAATGTGGTGGAGGTGCTTTCTTTCGAGTCCATCCTGGCCGCCGGCAAAGCGGACTTCGCCGAGCGCATGCGCCCGCACCTGCCGGCCATTGACGACATCCTGGCGCTGGAGTCCGACCCGGTGGTCAAGCTGTTGGAGTCGCACGCCTTCAGCGAGCTGCTGATTCGCGCCCGTATCAACGACGCAGCCCGCGCCCACCTCCTGGCATTTGCCGCGGGCTCTGACCTCGACCAGCTGGCCGCGCTCTTTGGCGTCAGTCGCATGGCTGGCGAAACTGACGAACGCCTGCGCGCCCGGCTGCAAAGCAAGATCGCCGCGCTGGGGGCGCACGGCACCCGCCAGCACTACGAATTCCACGCCATGACGGCCACGCCCCTAGTGCGCGCGGCCCACGCCAGCCAGTCCGCGCCCGGCGTGGTGCTGGTCATGGTGTGGGTCACCGACCAGGCCCAGGCGGAGGCAGCCCGGGCCGCCGTCTATGCCGCGCTGGCGGCCGACGAGGTGCGCACGCTGGGCGTGCGCCTCCTGGTGCAGGTCGCTGTGCCGCTGGCCATCGACATCACCGCCCGCATCGCGCGGACCGCCAGCGCCCCCACCAACCTGATGGCGCAGCTGCGCGAACGGCTCGCCGCCGCCTTTGCTGGAATGAACGTCATGGCCGATAGCGTGGCCCGGTCCTACGTCACGACGGTGCTGCACGTTGAGGGTGTCCATGCGGTGGACTACCCGCTATCCAATACGCCGGCCGCCCTCACGCCGCTGGCGGTCGGCCAGTACCCGGTGCTGGGGACGGTCCACCTGATCGATGCGGGGGCCGCGTGAACACGCCGGCCCAAGCGAACCGCCGCACCCTGATGCCGCCAGCGTCCACACCGCTGGAGGTGGTGATGGACACCACGTTTCCGCGCGCGTGGTCAGCGATGGCGGATCTGGCCGAACCCGGCGCCACCGCGCACAACGCCCAGCTGCTGCCCTGGATTGCCCAGCAGTGGCAGGTGACGCAGTTCGCTCCCTATTTCGACACCGTGGACGCGCTCATGGCAGAGGCGGTGCCCTGGCTCATGGAGCGCGGCAGCGCCGCCAGCGTGCGCCGGTCGCTGCGCTGGCTGGGTCACACCGCCGTCACGATTGACGAGGACGGGGCGTGGCTCCACATCGACGCAGGCCGCAACCTCACCGCCGCCGAGCTGGCGCCCGTGGCGCATGTGGTGCGCGAGAGCCTGCCGGCGCACGTGCATTTCTGGCGGGTGTTCCACGGCTACGACGTGCGCCCCCTCGTGCTGGACCGTGGCCCGGCGCTCGATTTCGGAATGCTCGACGGCTACAGCGGCGTTCCCAGCGATGCAGGCCTGCAGGTGTCCTTCGGCGAACGTCAGGGCGGCACGCTGCCCGCTGCGCAGGCGCAGGCCGGCACCAGCGCCGGCACGCATCGCCGCATCAGCGTGGCCCGCTACGACGACTTGCCCGTGCTGGACGCCTGGCGGCTCGACTCCCACGTGCTCGCGGGCGTGTCGGGCGGGGTCATGGAGCTGTACAGCAGCTCCTGCAATCCGGCCAACCCCGGCGGCGGCACGTTGCTGCAGCGGGCCATCCCGTCGGTGGCCGTCGCCTGGTTCGCGCCGCCGCCCGTGGGCGCACGCACTGCCACTGCCAGAAGCCTGCAGCCGTTGCCAGTTCACCCGGCGCCCCATTGGGGTGGCGCCTGGTCTGGGCCGTGGCAGCCCGTCATCCCACTTATTTCATCCGAGGAAACCTAAAACCATGGCAGTTTTGCAAGACAAGGGCCGCACCGCGCTGGCCCGCGCCATCGCTGCGCAGTCCATCTATCTGGCCTGGGGCCGTGGCCTGCCGGCGTGGGACGCCGCGCCGCAGCCCGAGCCCTCCACCGCGTCCGCGCTGGTCGATGAGATCGGCCGCCGGGTAGTGACGGCGGTGCAGTACGTGCAGCCGGATGCCGATGGCGCCATCGAGCTGCCCGATGGCAGCCGCTACGCGCCCGCGCCCCAGCCCACGAAATGGCTGCACGTGCAGTGGACGTTCGACTTTGCCGACGCCGCCGGCGAGAAGGTCCGCGAGCTAGGCATCTTCGTGGGCGGCACGGTGGTCGCCGGCCTCCCTGCCGGCCAGCGCTACTTCACCGCCGCCCAGGTCGCCAACCCCGGCGACCTGTATTCCATGGAGCGCATCCCCGTATTCACACGCAACCCTGGCGTGCGCCAGGTGCAGGAATACGTGCTTCCCTTCTAAGGCGCCCACCCATGACGACACACCACCGTTTCGACCCCACCAAAAACTACGAGCGCATCGACTACCGGCAGGACAAGGTGCTGCAGAGCGCCGAGCTGATCGAGCAGCAGGACATGCTGACGCACCGCATGCGCAGCTTCTTCGATGTGCTGATGCGCGACGGCGACGTGGCGCGAGACGCCCAGATCATCGTGGACCCCATGACGGGCGACGTGCAGGCGCAGGCCGGCGCCATCTACCTGCAGGGCGCCGTCCGCGGGGTGCCGCCGGCCAGCTTCAAGGTGCCGGTGGTGGGCGTGGTCACGGTGGGCATCTACCTGCTCACCACCAGCGTGTCCGAACTCGAAGACCCCGACCTGCTGAATCCGGCCACCGGCTCCCCCGCTTTCCAGCAGCCCGGCGCGCTGCGCACCAAGGTGCAGCCGGCCTGGGGCCATGACAGTGACGGCCAGGCTGGCGCGTTCTTCCCGGTCTATACCGTGGACGCCGGCTACCTGCGGGCCAAGGAAGCGCCGCCGAACCTCGACAGCGTGACCCGTGCCATCCAGCTGTACGACGAAGACAGCACGGGCGGCAGCTACATCGTGGAAGGCTTGGACGTGGTCATGGGCGCCGACAACGCAGACGGCGCGCAGGTGTTTTCCGTGGCCGAGGGGCGCGCCCGGGTGGGCGGCGCGGCTGTGCGTCTGCAGGCCGGCCGCCGGCTGGTGTCGGCGACCGCACCCGACCTGCTGCTGATCGACAGCGAGCCGCACCAGTCGGCCACCGTGGAGGCGCAGCGCATCAACATCGGCCGCCCCCCCATGAAGGGCGTTCCGCAGGTGCGCATCACCGCGCGCAAAACCGTGAACGTGGTGCATGGCGGCTTTTCCGGTGCGGCCGATCCGCTGCCCGATGCCACCGTGATCCAGATCGAGCAGGTGAAGCAAGGCGCCACCGTGTACAAGGCAGACGGCACGGACTGCAAACTGGTCGCCGGGCAGGTGGACTGGAGCCCGGCGGGTGCAGAGCCGGCGCCGGGCAGCAACTACAGCGTGACGTACAAGTACATCGCCAACGCCGAGCCCACGGCGGTGGATGCGCGCGGCTTCACCGTGGCTGGAGCGCTGCCCGACTCGCTGGTCATGGTCACCTACAGCCAGATGCAGCGCCGCATCGACCGGCTGTGCCTGACCCGGGACGGCACATTCGAGTGGCTGCGCGGAATCTCCAGCCCGTGGAAGCCCACCGCCCCGGTGGTGCCCGACGACATGCTGGCGCTGGCCAGCGTGTTTCAGACCTGGGACGCTGACCGCCGGGTCATCATGGACGCGGTCAAGATGGTCCCCATGGCGGAGATCGTCGGCGAACGCGCGCGGCTCGATTCCGTCATCCTCGACCAGGCCGAACTGCGCCTGGCGCTCAACGCCCAGGGCCTGGATTCCGGCATCAAGAAGGGCATCTTTGCCGATCCGTTCCTGAACGACACCCAGCGCGACGCCGGCCTGGAGCAAACCGCCGCCATCGTGCGGGGCGCACTGCAGCTGCCCATCAAGCCCACCGTGTACCAGCTCGGCGCCGGCTTGCCCGAGCGCATCGCCCCCACCCACGGTTACCGGGTGGTGCTGGCGCAGACCATGCGCACGGGCAGCATGCTGGTGAATCCATACCTCGCCTTCGACCCGGTGCCGGCCGCCGTCACACTTACCCCGAACGTGGACCGCTGGACGGACGTGGTGACGCAGTGGGCATCCCCCATCACCGAGCGCCTCTACACGGGTTCCGGCCCTCAGTCGAACTACGCCGGCAGCAGCACCACCAACAAGGTGCTGTCCGAAGTCTCCAGCACGCTGGAGACGCTGCGCCCCATTACCGTGCGATTCGACCTCAAGGGCTGGGGCCCGGGCGAATCGGTGGGCGCGGTGCTGTTCGACGGTTTGGCCGTCGCGCCGCAGCCGGTCGCCGGCCGGACGCTGGTGGCCAACGCGGCCGGCGAGGTGGCGGGCACGTTCGTGGTGCCCGCCAACGTGCCGGCCGGCGCGCGGGTGGTGGAGTTCGCCGGCCCGCTCAAGTCGAAGGGCTCGCAGACCTTCTACGGCCAGGGCACATCGGTGCTTCGCACGCAGCAGAAGGTCACCACCGAAACCTGGTCCCTGTCGTACCCCGCACCCATCGACACGGGTGGCGCGGTGTTCGGCCCCAGCGGCGCGGGCTCGACCCCCACCCAGGTGAACAGCGTTTGCAGCCGATGGCTCTACAGCGGCTATTTCGACCCGCTGGCGCAAACCTTCATGGTCGATGAGCTGACGCAATGCGCCGGCATCGATCTGAGGTTCACCGCCAAGGGCGGCCCGGTGGTGGTGCAGGTGCGCGAGACGGAAAACGGCGTGCCCTCGCAGGTGGTGGTGATCGAGCAGCGCGTGGCGGCCGATGCCATCCAGCTGGGCGCAGACACCCGCATTACCTGGGCGCCCACCCTGCTGCAGGCCCGGCGCGAATACGCCATCGTGGTGCTGTGCGACGACGCCACCACGGCGCTGGCCATCGCCGAACTCGGCAAGCAAGACCCGACCAGCGGCTATGTCACCAGCCAGCCCTACCAGGTGGGCGTGCTGCTCTCGTCCTCCAACGCCTCGACGTGGACGCCCCACCAAGACCGCGACCTGTACTTCCGCCTGCTGGGCGCGCAGTACACCGAGGCCGAGCGCGTCATCGAGCTGGGCGAGGTGGAGCTGAAAGACGCCACCGACCTGATGGTGCTGGGCTTCGCCGAGCGACCATCGGCGGCGGCGAATCTGCTGTTCGAGGTGCAATTTCCCGACAGCATGAAGAGCGAGGTGGTCCGCCTCACGGATGGCCAAGTGGTATGGCTCGCCGCACCCTTCACGGGCAAAGTGAAACTGCGCGCCCGCATCAGCGGCGGCGGCACGCTGGCCGCTGTGCTGCAGAACGGCATCCAGCTGATTGCCGGCACCATCCAGAACACCGGCACCTACATCAGCCGCACCGTGGCGGCCGACGCTAATTGCCGTGTGAAGGTGGTCTATGAGGGCGACCTGCCCGGCGGCTCTGCCGTCAAGGTGGAAGTGCAAGGCACACAGGCCGGCGCGCCGTGGGTGCAGGTGCCCTACCTGTCGGCTAGCACCAGCACGGCCGGCGTGCGCCAGATAACCCACCAGCTGGAGCACTTCAACGCTGGCGCGGGCGCGCGCGTCCGCCTGACGCTGACCGGCGGAACGACGGCCCGGCCGCAGGTGCGCAACCTGCACGGCGTGGTGCTGTAAGGGGGCGGCATGGTCGATACCTACCGCCAACAAGGCAACCCGGTGGATGAGCGCACCCCAGCGCTCGATCTACCCCTGCCTCACCTGCTGAACGACACCCGCGACGACGTGCCGCGGCTGCGCGCCGCCCTCGGCCTGATCGACGCAGCGCACAAGCTGCTGGCCGACAACAAGGCCGATAAGAGCGCGCTGCAGGCATTCGCGCTGGCGACAGCCGACGCCATGGAAGCCAGCGAGCAGGCCGCCGCGAACGAAGTGGCAGAGCTGGCCGCGCAGCTGGCTACGCAGACGCAGCAGCTCGGAAAGCAAATAACCGACATGGGCAAGGCGCTGGAGGCCAAGCGCATCGATCTGCAAGCAGTGGCTGCAGCGAGCACGGCCGCACAGGCCCGCGCGGGGTCGGTGGCTGAACGCCGGCTGAGGCAGGCGCACATCAACACCAGCAACGCCCCCACCGGGGTGCTGCAGCCTGGTACGGAGTATTCCGTCTATGCCCCCGCGTGGACCGAGGGGTGGACGCTGCCCGCTGCGCCACAAATCGGCGACCAGATCGTGCTGCTGGACTCATGGAACACCTGGGGCCTGCGCACCTTCGCGGTCAAGCGGGGCGAGGCTTCGCACCACATCAACAACCGCGCCGAAGACGTGCGGTTCAACCTCGATGTGTGGCGCGTGACGCTGACCTACGTGTGGACCGACAAATGGACCCTCTCGATCGGATGAGCAATGTCATATCTCAGTGAATTTTTGGCAGGGCGAAAGCCTTTGCGCGTAACTCGACTCACCTCCGGAGCCGGGAATTTCACCAAGCTGCCGGAAAGCACTTTCGCCATCGTGCGCCTGCAAGGGGGTGGCGCCAACGGCGAGAACTCCGGCCCCACCTACAACGACGCGGCTGCAGGTGGCGCGGGCGGCGGCGCAGGTGGCTATCTGGAGCGGCGTCTTGTCCTTCAGACCACCACGTATTACGCAGTGGGCGCAGCCGGCTACCCGGGCGGCCATACGGTATTCGGCTCCCTGCGCGCCCCCGGTGGACTGCCTGGCCCGGCCAATAACAACATCGCCATGCTGATGGACGGATACACCGCAGGCGGCGCAGGAGGGCTGGGCGGGACAAAAGGTTTTCTTGCCGCCAATGGCGGCGTCGCGGGGACTAACGGCGGACCCGGCATCGCAGTGGGCTGCACCAACTCATCTGTGGCCGGATGGGGTGGTGCTGGCGCAGCGGGATGGAATGGGCCATCCAACCAAGGCTCCGGTGGCGGTGGTGGAGGCGGTGGCGATTCCGTCATGGGTGCCGGCGGCAACGGCGGGCCGGGCGGCACGGACGGCGCCCCGGGCACGCCGGGCAACAGTGCGACCGGCTACGGCGGCGGAGGCGGCGGGGCGGGCGGCGGTGGCGGCGCCGGCAACAGCGCCGGGGTCAGCGGTGGCTGGGGTACCGGCGGCTGCATCGAAATTGAGGAGTACTGATATGCGGTGTGCGCGAGTGATTAACGGCGTGGTCGACAACGTGGTGGAAGCTGGCGAGGTGCCCGAGGGCTGGGTGCCCTGCGGGAACGCGGCCCCTGGCTGGCTCCAGCGGGCTGGCGGCGACTTCGTGCCCCCGGTGGTGGTGGAACTCCGCCAGGTCAGCCGCAAAGCGTTCCTGTCGCGCTTCACCGACGACGAAGCGGTGGACATCGACCTGGCATCCATCGGCGCCACCCGCGAAGCGGCCACCGTGCGCCGGTACCTCTCCAAGACCAACGCCGCCCAGCACATCGACCTGGCCGACGAAGAGACGCGCGAAGGCGTGCAGGCGCTGGAGGCGGTCGGGCTCATTGCCGCCGGCCGCGCGCTGGAGATCCTCGATTCCCCCATCCAACCGAAAGAACTTCCATGACCTGGCTTTCCTTCCTGGCCGTCCTGGCCGCCATCGTGTTCGTGTGGTGCGCCATCCCCTCGCTGTGGGTGCTCATGCTGCCAGGCGTGCCCGTCGAGCACCGCCGTGCAGCTGCCCGCCATTTCGCCCGTGCATCGGTGCGCGGCCTGGCGATGCTGCCGGCCGATGTGCTGGCGCCGCTGGTGGTGCCCTTCGCGCTGCTGGGCACGCGGTGGGAGTCCGAGCAGCTGCCGCGCTGGGCGCGGTGGTGGGATAACGATGTGGGCCTGAACGGCGACAACTTCCCGGTGTGGGTCGCAGACCCTGATTCGAGCCTGGGCCGCCCGCTGCCGGTACCGCTGGAAGACACCGCCGAGGTGCGCGCGCTCTGCTATTGGGCCAAGGGCCACCACCCGCGAAGCTTCTGGGCGCGTTTCGTGTGGCTCGGCCTGCGCAACCGGGCCAGCGCGCTGGCGCTGTCGCTGGGCGAGCCGGCCGACTACAGCCAGCCGGTGACCGAATGGGGCGACCCCGCCACCAGCCGCGAGCGGGAGGGCTGGCACCTGCGCGTGCATGCCGGCATCTACCAGTTCTATTCCGTCCGCAAGCTGGGCCCGCTGGCGCTGCGCACCAACTACGGCAACAAGCTCAACTTTCTGTCGCTGCACCGGCCGCGCCTGCCGGTGGTGTGCATCACGGCATCGCTGCTGGCCTGGAAAGGCAAACCCGAGCAGGCCGCCACCGCCTGACCACCATCACCCACCACGCCCGCCCGGCCACAAGCCCGGCGGGCTTTTTCTTGTCTGCGCGCCAGCCACAGTGCCCCGCGCTGGCTTTCGCGCGCGGGCGAAAGCACCATCAAGGCCTTCACGCTTCACCGCACAGCACACGCACCGAAAGGGCAACCACTCCATGGCCACAGCAGATTTCCACCACGGCGTTCGCGTCACCGAAGTGACCGAGGGAACCACCTCCCTGCGCCTCGTTTCCACCGCCATCATCGGCCTGGTGGCCACCGCCAGCGATGCCGACGCTGCCGCCTTCCCCATCGACAAGCCGGTGCTGTTCACTTCCATCGCCAAGGCCCAGGCCAAGGCGGGCACCAAGGGCACGCTGGCCACGGCGCTGGCGGCCATCGCCGACCAGGCGCGGCCCGTGGTGGTGGTGGTTCGCGTGGCGGATGGCGTGGGCGCGGATGCTGCCGCCAAGGAAGCAGACCAAACCAGTAAGGTGGTGGGCGACTACATCGGCGGCGTGCGCACTGGCATCCAGGCCCTGCTGGCTGCCGAGCAGCAGCTGGGCGTGAAGCCGCGCATCCTGGGTGCCCCGGGCCTGGATACCAAGCCCGTTGCCGAAGCCCTGACCGCCGTGGCCGAAAAGCTGCGCGCCATGGCCTACGTTCATGCCCACGGTGCCGAAGACGTCAGCGAAGCGCTCGCCTATGCCGAGGGTTTCGGCAAGCGCGAAACCATGGTGATCTGGCCCAACTTCACGCAGTGGAGCACGTCGCAGAACAAGGTGGTGGAGGTGCCTGCAGTAGCGCACGCGCTCGGCCTGCGCGCTGCCATCGACCAGGCGCAGGGCTGGCACAAGAGCCTGTCGAACGTGGCGGTAAACGGCCCCACCGGCATCAGCAAAGACGTGTTTTTCGATCTGCAGAACCCGGCCAGCGATGCCACGCTGCTGAACGACGGCAAGGTCACCACCCTGATCCGCAAGCAGGGCTTCCGCTTCTGGGGCAACCGCACCTGCAGCGCAGATGAGGCTTTCTCTTTCGAGCCGGCGACCCGCACGGCCCACGTGCTGGCCGACACGATGGCGGAGGGCCATTTTGAGTTCATCGACAAGCCGCTCACGCCATCGCTGGTGAAAGACATCCTCGAAGGCATCAACGCCCGGCTGCGCAGCTTGAAGGCCGGCGGCTACATCCTTGACGGGCGCGCCTGGGTGAACTACGAAGTGAACACCACCGAGCTGCTGAAAAGCGGAAAGCTCACCATCGACTACGACTACACGCCGCTGCCCCCGCTCGAAGACCTGGGGTTCCGCCAGCGCATCACCGATGCGTATTACGCCGACTGGTCGGTGCGCGTGGCGGCCGGCGAATAACCGCCGAACGCACCAACGCACACCCCCGCAAACTGAGGAACCGACATGGCACTGCCCCGCAAACTGAAAGCCTTTGCCACCTTCGTGGACGGCACCAACTACATGGGCGAAATGCCCGAAGTCACCCTGCCCACCCTGTCCCGCAAGATGGAGGAATACCGGGGGGGCGGCATGAACGGCGCCATCGAGCTGGACATGGGCCAGGAAAAGATGGAGGCCGAGTTGAAGGGCGCCGGCTGGCTGGTGGGCCTGGCCACCAAGTGGGGCGCCGCTGCGCACGACGCCGTTCTGCTGCGCTTCGCAGGCGCAGTGCAGACCGACGACGACGGCCGGGTCACGCCCGTGGAAGTCGTGATGCGTGGCCGCCTGACCGAGCGCGACCCGGGCAGCGCCAAGGCCGGCGACATGATCGAGCGCACCTACAAGTACAGCCTGAGCTACTACAAGGAAGTGGTGGACGGCCAGACGCAGCTCGAAATCGATCTGGTGAACATGGTCGAAAACGTGGGCGGCGTGGACAACCTGGCCGGCGTGCGCGCCGCCCTGGGCATCTAAGCCCGACCGATTGCCAAGCTCCCAGGCGAAGCCCGTGCCGGGCGGCCTGGTTCGCAGCGGGCGGGTGCGGGTAAGCGCAACTCACCACGAACCCCGCCCGCTGCCTTTTTACAACCATCCACACGAATCCACACCATGACGACGAAGCAAGTCAACACCCCCACGGCTGCGGACACCGCCCAGACCGCTGACGCCGCCACCCCTCTGACCATCAACGGCCGGCGTGCTGTCGCCGTGCCGTTGCAGGAAGCCATCAAGCGCGCGGGCGGCGATGTGACCACGTTGCACCTGATGAAGCCGCGCACCGGCGACCTGCGCGGCCTGCTGCTGGCGGAAGTGCTCCAGATGAAAGCGGACACCATGGCGGCCCTGATTCCGCGCATCAGCGTGCCCACGCTCATCAAGAGCGAGGTGGAAGACCTGGACCCCGCCGACTTGGTGGCGTGCAGCGTGGAGGTGGCTAGTTTTTTGGTGCCGAAGGCGGCTTTGGATTCCCTGCCTGCGTAGAAGACGCCATGGCCGACGTGGCCATGCTCTTTCACTGGCCCCCTATCGCCATGCAGACCATGGAAGTGGGCGAACTCATGGCCTGGCGGCAGCGTGCGGTTGAACGCCACAACCAGCAGCACGCATCGGCCGACTGAAAGCGATAACATGTCCACCAATGGGCACCACTCTCGTCCTCGTTACGTCTTTCTTCTGCATCTCGCTGGTGGTCGGTGCCGTGTTGGCCTTCGTGTGGCTCTGCGGCCTGGCCGGCGGTGCGGTCATGCGCCAGATTGTTCCCGAGCCGATGCCCGATGCGCCGCATCGTGCCGGCCAGCTGGCTGCGCTGATTCGCCGCACCCGCGTGGCTGCCGGGCTCCCGCCTATCAACTGACCCGCGCGTCCTGCGCCGCCCCTTGCAACGGGGTGCGGTATGGCTGACAAACTGCGGCTCGAAGTCCTGTTGGCGGCGGTGGATAAAGTGACCGCGCCGCTCAAGCGCATGGGCAGTGGCGCACGTGCGCTTGCGGGCGATCTGAGCCAGGCCGAAGCTGCCTTGAAGAAGCTGGAGAGCCAACAGCGCGCAGTGGCGGCTTTCAAACGCACCGCCGAACAACTGCGCACCACCCGCGCCCAGCTGCAGGCGGCAAGGCAGGGCCACGCCGAACTGGCCGCGCAGACACACCAAGGGGCAGAAGCTCAAAAAGCACATGCCGTGCAACTGCGAGCGGCGGCTGCCGTGGTGCGGCGCCTGACGGCCAGCTTTGAGCAGCAAGCCAGCGCCGCACGCCGCGCTCGCGCCGTGATGGAGTCTCGCGGCATATCCAACCCTGCAGCGGCGGAAGCGCAGCTGTCCGCCCAGATCGACAAGACCACGCAAGCCCTGCAGCGCAAGCATGCGGCCTACCAGCGCATGGCGGCTCTGGAGAAAGCGCACGGTCGCGTTGCCATGCATGGGGCCATGGTGGCTGCGGGCGGTGCCGGCGCCATCGCTGCCGGCCGGCGCACCGTGGCCACCGGCCTGGCCCCAGTGGGCACCTTCATCCAGCACGAAGACGCGATGCTGGGCATTGCTCGGCAGGTGGCGGGCGCCAGGGACAACGCCGGCAATCTGACCCAGGTCTACCGCGACGTGGAAAAGCAGGTGCGTGAGCTTTCCACCCGGCTGCCGCAGACCACGGTGCAGATCGCGGCGATGACCACGGCGGCTGCTCGGATGGAAGTGCCCACCGAAGAACTCGGGGCGTTCGTGGAGCTTTCCAGCGAGATGGCTACCGCCTTCGATGCGGTGCCTGACCAGCTGGCCGAAAGCATGGGCAAGGTGGCCAAGAACTTCAAGATTCCGGTCACGCAGATTCGCGGCCTTGCGGACTCGATCAATTACCTTGACGACAACGCCATCAGCAAGGGTGCGGACATCATCGACGTGCTGAACCGCACCAGCGGCGTGGCATCGACGGTAGGCATCTCGGCCGCGAACTCTGCAGCCCTCGGCAGCACCTTGTTGACGTTGGGCGAGCGCGCGGAAACCGCCGGGACGGCCATCAATGCCATCTTCACGAAGTTCGCAGCTGCCACGAAGGGAACGAAGAAGTTCAAGGCCGCAGTGGCCGAGATCGGCATGACCACCGAGCAGATACAAAAGGGCATGGCGAAGGACGCGGCCGGCACGCTGTTGAAGGTCGCCGAGGCCATCCGCTCCTTGCCAGAAGACAACCGGATCGGCGTGATGGCCGAAATGGTGGGACTGGAGCACAGCGACACCCTGGCCAAGCTGGTGGACAAGCCGGAGGAACTGACCCGCCAGATGGAACTGGCGAACGGGAGCGCAGGCGAAGGCAGCATGACCCGCGAAGCGCAGGCACGCAATGCCACGCTGAGCGCGCAGCTGCAGATGCAGAAGAACCGCGGGTTCAACGCCATGGCCGTGGCAGGCGAGACGTTGAAAGCCCCGCTGCTGGAGGTGTTCCGGATCATCAACCCACTGCTGGAGGGATTCACGGCCTGGATGCAAGCCAACCCCGCACTCGTCGGCGGGATTCTGAAAGCCGTAGTGGTGTTGGGCCTGGCGTCCGCCGCAATGGGCGCCGTGCTTCTGCCGCTGGGGTTGCTCATGGTGAAGGGAATGCTGCTGCGCTTGATGTTCGCGCGGTTGATGCTGGCGTTCACGGGGTGGGGCGGGACCGTAGCGCGCGTGGCGCCAGCGCTCACCACCGCAGCGCAAGCGCTTTTTGCCTGGGGCCAAGTGCGAGTGCTGACACCGGCCATCGGCATGCTGGCCCGCGCATGGGCATGGGCCGGTGGCGCGGTGGCGCGCCTGGGCCCGTGGCTCCTGCGCGGCGCGCAATGGCTCAGCGCCTGGGGCTCTGCACTCGCCGCCTACCTGCCGGCCGCCCTGCGCTGGGGCGCGGTGCTGCTGCGAATTGCCGGTGGCCCCGTCAGCCTGCTGGCCCTGGCAGCCAACATGCTCTATTCGCGGTGGGCCGACGTGGTCGGCGGGTTCTGGCTGCTCAAGGATGACATCGGCGCCGCAGTGATGGCCGCGGCGAACTACGTGCGAGGCCTTGGCACGCAGTTCTTCGATGCGGGCGTGGCCATCGTGCAGGGGATGGCCAACGGCATCACCAGCCGCATCGCCGCAGTGCGAGACGCCATCAGCATGGTGGCCGGCGACTCCATCGACTGGTTCAAGGAAAAGCTGGGCATCCGCAGCCCGAGCCGCGTTTTCATGCAGCTGGGCGGCTACGTGGGCGAAGGCGCGGCCCTCGGCATTGAACGCAGCTCGGCCGGCGTCCGCGTGGCGGCGTTGGGCATGGCAGCCGCCGCCGCGGTGCCGCTGGCGATGCCGGATCTGGCAATGGCTGCGGGCGGGATGCCGGCCATGGCGCCGATGGCCGCAGTGAGTCAGCCGTTCGCAGCGCCCGGGCCTGCCGCTTCCGGCAGTAGCTACCAGATCACGATCAATGCCGCTGCCGGCATGGACGCCCAAGCCATTGCCCGGGCCGTGGCCGCTGAACTCGACCGGCGTGAACGCGAACGCGACAGCCGCCGTTTCAGCCGCCTCTCTGACATCGACTGACCGAAGAAGGACGCACCACCATGATGGCCGCGCTGGGGCAATTCGTCTTTGCCCTCAACACCCTGGCATTCCAAGAGCTGCGGCGCAGCAGCGCCTGGCGCCACCCGAGCAACAGCCGGGTGGGCGCCAGGCCGGCCCGGCAGTTCGTTGGGCCTGGCGACGAGACCCTTTGCTTGTCTGGCCTGCTGGCGCCTGAGTTCATGGGCGATCGCCTGGCCCTTGACCGGCTGCGCGGCATGGCCGACAAGGGCGCCGCGTATGCACTGGTCAACGGGGCCGGCGAGGCCTTCGGCGCCTGGGTGATCGAGAGCATCGAGGAAACCGGCAGCATCTTCGTGCGCGAAGGCGTGGCGCGCCGGGTGGAATTCACCATCAACCTGGCCCGGGTGGACGACGCGCTCGCCGACCCGGCCGGCGGCACCGATGGCGGCGACGACTGGGGCGACTGGTGGAGCGGCGACGATTGGGATTGGTGGACCGAATAGCCATGGCGCCGAACAGCACCGACACCCCGCACCGCCAGGTGCAGTACGCCCTGGTGGTGAACGGGCGCGACATCACCGCCACCGTGCGCCCGCTGCTCATGCGCCTGCGGCTGCGCGAGAGCCGCGGCGAGGAAGCCGACCAGCTGGACATCACGCTGGACGACGCGCTGGGCAATCTGGCACTGCCCCCGGTGGGTGCGACCGTGGCGGTGCAGCTGGGCTACCGGCACACCGGAATGATCGACAAGGGCACCTACACCGTGGACGAGATCGAGCACACGGGCGCCCCTGACGTGGTGCAGCTGCGCTGCCGCAGCGCCGAGCTGCGCGCCACGCTGCGGCAGCGGGCCACACAGAGCTGGCATGGCGCGACGCTGGGCCAGATCGTGCGAGACATCGCGGCCAAGAACAAGCTCCAGCCCAAGGTGGACGACGCCCTGGCCAGCATCGCCGTGCAGCACATCGACCAGACGAACGAGAGCGACGTGCATTTCCTCACCCGCCTGGGGCGGCAGCACGACGCCGTGGCCACCGTGAAGAAAGGCCGCCTAGTGTTCCTGCCCATCGGCAGCACCACGAACGCCGCAGGCCAGCAGATGGAAGCCATCCTGCTGACCCGTGAAGCCGGCGACCAGCACCGCTACCACTCGGCCGCGCGCGACAGCTATAGCGGCGTGCGGGCCTATTGGTACGACAACAAGGCGGCCGACCGGAAAGAGGCCATCGCCGGGGATGAAGCGAACCTCAAGACCCTGCCGCACAGCTACGCCAGCAAGTCCAGTGCGCTGCGCGCCGCCCGGGCCGAGCAGGGACGCATTGCGCGCGGCGCAGCCACTCTGGAAATCGCCCTGGCCATCGGTCAGCCTGCGCTGATGGTGCAGACCCCGGTGAACGTGCGCGGCTGGAAACCTGAGATCGACGGCACCGGCTGGCTGTGCAAGACGGTGGAGCACAGCCTGGAAAACAATGGGCTGACCACCCGGCTGGAACTGGAACTGCAGCAGCGCGAAACAAAGGCGCGCGAGCCCGAAGCGGCAGAAAGTTCACCTGAAGCGGAAGAGGACGTGACCACCAATTGATGTATGTACGGAAAGACTTGCATTAGAAGATATCCGTACATACAATAATCGCATGCACACAGAGTATGACACCCAGAAAGATGCAGTCAATCTGCAGAAGCACGGCGTGTCTCTGGCGTTGGCTCGGGAAATCGATTGGTCGGCCGTCTTGTGCCATGTCGACAGCCGGGCGGACTACAACGAGGTGCGAGAGGTGGGGTATACGCTGATCGATAGACGGCTGTACTCCGTGGTGTTCGTGCAGCGCGGCGAGACGATGCGAATCATCAGCTTGCGCAAGGCCAATAGTCGTGAGGTGAAGCACTATGAAACAGCCATCCAGTCGCAGTAAAACGGGCATCATCATGCCGACCGCAGCAGAAGACGAAGCCATCAACCGGGGGATTGCGGCAGACCCCGACGCCATGGAGCTGACGGCGGAGCTGGCCATGCGTTTGCAGCCACTGCGCCGCCCAGGCCGCCCGAAGGCGGAACAAACCAAAGTACCGATGACCATGCGCGTGGATGCCGACGTGCTCGACGCCATCAAGGCGACGGGCACTGGGTGGCAGACCCGCGTGAATCTGGTGCTGCGCGAGGCCGTGCGACGCGGCAAGCTGGTGGCATGACTAGGGACAGCCGCAAGCAATTCACGCTGCAGGCAGTAAAAGCCAGGGCCGGCGGAATTCTGCAGATCACCTTCGCCGATGGCGAAGAGATGCAGGTGGACATCGACCCCATCGTGGAGCGCTCTCCCGTGCTGAGCCCGTTGCTGGATGCCGCCGTGTTCAAGCGCGCGAAGCTTGGCGAATGGGGCGGCTCCGTCAAGTGGAGCGGAGACGCGCTAGAACTGGCCGCCGACAACCTGCGCGCCCGAGCCATCGAGCAGGCCGGCGGCTATTCGCACGAGACGCTCATGGAGTGGATGCACCGCCACGGCCTGACGCAACAGGCGGCAGCCGATGCGCTGGACATGTCACGCCGCATGCTGGCCTACTACCTAAGCGGGGAAAAGCCGGTGCCGCGCACGGTGGGCCTGGCATGCTTGGGATGGGAAGTCGAACAGCGGCTCGCCGCTTAGTCAAACGGCCAGCGACAAAAAGGTTTCTTCGTCAACAACCGCGACCCCAAGGGCCTCGGCCTTCGCCACTTTTGAAGCACCAGCGCGAGGGCCTATCACCAGGTAATCAAGCGTGCTTCCCACCGTCGCACGAACAGACCATCCGGCGGCTTGCGCGATGTCTTCCAACTGGTCGCGGCGCTTTGCAGTAAAGCCGGTGAACAAGACGGAGTTCTGCCACTCTTTTTGTTTCGACCGCGCTGCAGGTCGAACTGGCGCGGGTATATACGCCATCACCGTGCTGTGTTGTTCGGCTTCCAAAAGCACTCGAACGGGTATCAGTTCGCCGGTAGTCAGATCGGTCAGATCACCTAGAACGCGGTCGCTGCGGAAAGTGCGATTTTCGAGGCGATCCTGGCAGAAACCCTCAAGGTAAGAGTCGCCTCTGTCATTGGTGCTAATACTCGAGATAGTGGCAGTCCTGATAGTGTGGTTGCCGATGTGATCGCAGTAACCGAACCGAAAAACGCTTGGCAGAAGGATCTGCGCCCGGGGTGCCGGCTCGAATGTTGCCGCACGATGTTCGACGGCCTTCGGTCGGGCAGGTGCTGATGTCTCGGGTACCGGTGGCGATGATGGGAGGCCCGCTGGCTGGGCGGCCACAGGTGGAACCGATATGGCGGGTCGCGCGAGGCGGACGGCTAATGTGCGAGCGCTGCGTAGGGCCAGGCAATGCGGTACCAGCAGGAGAACGCCGATGCAAAAAAACACCACGCTTATTTCTGAAAGCGGCATGGCGAGGGCGCCAGCTACCAAGGCTGACGCGAAAGCTGACAAGGCGCCCGTGACGAAGCCCGCGACATGCGCCACCAGCCTATGAGCGTTGTAAGTCGCCGAAAGCCAATTTGCAAACGCGATCCAGCCAAAGACCCACCCGGCGAGAGTGCAGGCAAGGATGAACGAAACTTGTGCGTCGGTCAGCGGGGCCATCAAAACCTTCTACCGTTCCACCCGTAAACCACGCGCCCGCAAATTCGCACTGGTTGCGAGCCGTCAAGCACGTCAACGGTGCGCACGTTCGGGTTGTCACTGGTCACAACATAGGCGCCGTCCATCCTGCGCGTCACACGCTTGATGAAGAGCTGGCCATTGGCTTGCAGCACATAGACCCCATCGACGTCGGCCACCTGACAGTCCGTGTCCACGACAGCGAAATCACCACTATTCAGTGTGCCCAGCATGCTGTCGCCGTAGGCGTGGACAAGCTGCAGCGCCTCGGGTCGGCTGCGCGGCAGATTGAGGTCAAGCCACCGCCGCGAAACGGGAATGCTTCCCAGGATCACGTCTTCCGTGATGAGGTCGCTGCCCGGTCCCATGCTGCCCGTTGCGCTAAACAAAGGCAACGACACAACATCGTCGGCAGGTGCGGGCGCGGGGACAGGCCCAGAGAGCCTTGTGCCGGCACGCTCCCCGGTAATGACATAGCTCACATCAACGCCAATAGTTGCGGCATGCGCCAGAAACTCGGCTTTCGGGGCAAAGTTGCCGGACTCCCACCCCTGCACCGTTCGGTGCCCTACCTTGCCCGCAGCAGCTACCTCCTGCTGCGTGAGGCCCAAACGCTCACGCTCTTGCTTGAACCGAGCGGAAATGCTTGCGCTACTTTTTTCGTCCATGTTGTTGTAATACGCTAGTAGTTGCGTTACCATCGGGCGCATCAGGTAAACACGCCATCTAACACGATGGTACACACCGCCACACATGGCGGGGAGCTTTGGCAATGGCATACGACAACAGGGAAGAGCACGCCCGCGTGTTCCGTCACACCGTGCGGTTCAAGAAGGCGGACCAGCAGCTGCTGGCCGTACTGGCTGAGCGCCTGGGCATGCAGAAAGCCACGCTCATCGAGAGCATGGCCATGCGGGCCGCTGAAAAGGAGCTGCAGCAGCTGGGCCTGCTCGGCGTAGCCACCGCGGCAAACGGCGCCCCCGCAGGCCGCTAAAGAGCATGAGAGCCATGGACCGATGCAAACCACAGAAACCCAGGTGGAAGTCTCTGCCGAAATGGAGCGCCGCCTGGAGCTACTGCGCAAGCACTACGGGCTGCCCAACACCACTGCGGTGATCGAGCTGCTGATTAGCAGGCAGATCGAGCGCAGCGTTTACGAAATGACGGGCCAGCGGCCCGGCCCGAGATTGGCCATCGACAACACGAAGGATGAACATGATGCAAGCCGCGACCACCCCGAGCAGCTTCCAGGCGCTGGTGCAGGCCAGCCGTGCGCGCGGCCGCCTGGTCGAACCCGTGGCACCTGAACCCAAGCCGAAGATGGTGCAGGCCGGCGTGCGGCTGCATCCCGAGGAAATGGACCAGGCCCGCGAGCTGGCGGCGCTGGAAGAGCGCAGCGCCGCCAGTTTCATCCGCCGGGTGTACCTGCGCGGGCTGGCTGCCTACCTGGCCGATCAGGGCCAGGACACGGCCACCACCTGAACCGGGGCAGCAAATAGCCGCGAAAGAGCCGCTCAAAAGCACCAACCTCATGCCTGACAGGAACGCCCCCGTGATGCACACCACCGCTGAAATCGAAGCGCTGCAGACCGTCGCACCTGCACGCCAGCAGCGCCGCCATCAGGGGCGCGAACTGCGGTACGAAGGCACGCGCATGGAGTGCGCCCACTGCGGGGCAAAGAGCGTCATTCGCCACGGTCGCGTAGTGAGTAAGACCATGCGCGAGGTGATCTACCAGTGCACGGATGTCGAGTGCGGCCATTGCTTCGTGGTGATGGCTGAAACCGTGCGCAGCCTGACGCCAAGCGGCAAGCCCGACCCCACGGTCACGTTGCCGCTGTCCAAGCACCTGCGGCGCGGCCTGGTGCGCGTGCTGCTGGACAACGCGGCAGACGCCGACCACGTGCCATTGACGGACATCGAGCCCACCACGGGCGATCTGTTCGCCAGCGCCAGCCCGCCGGCCGACACGACTTAAACGCCGTCACCTGAGCCGCTCAAAAGCAGCGGCCCAGCCCCCTCCGAACCTACCCCCCGACAGAGCCTGTTTCGCAGGCGCTGCGGACTTTCTCACGCCCAAAAACCGATAGGACCGCCATGACAGCAGCTACCGCCGCCGCAACCGTCGCCCCGGCAGGAGACGACAACGCCATCGCCATGGAGGCGTTGACGCGCCTTTTCATCCTGGCCAGCACGCAAACCCACAGCGGCGCCCGGACGGCGGCCTGCCTGCTGCTGGGCCTCTACAACGGCGCGCGTTTCCCGTTCGACCTGACGGACCTGCGCCTGCTGGACGAAGACAACCTCGCGCGCGCGCTGGCGCTGCTCAAGCTGGATGCTCGGCCCGCCATGGAGGTGCACCAGTGGCTCAACCTGCTGCACGGCCGCACCGACTTCGGCGCGCGCTTCGAGCACCTGGCCCACCGCTGGAAGTTGAAGGGCAAGTGCAAGAAGGAATGGCTGGAGCCGGTGCAGTCCATCGTCTGGGAAGGGGCAGCGGCATGAGGGCGGCAGCCGTGCGCATTTCCGCGCTGTCCACCCTGCTGGGCGTGGCCGGGATGGCCGCCGATGCGCCGCCGCTGGTGTGGCTGTCGCTCGCGCTGGGCATGGTCGGGCTCTGTGCGCTGGTCGCCGCGCTGCGGGGCCATGCGTGAACACCTACGCCATCACCTACCGCGCGGGCGGAGACCTGCGCATGTGTCCTGTGCAAGCCGCCAGCATGGCCGCCGCATGGATTTGCGCATTCGATGTGATCGAGGCGCTGGGCGTGCCTGTCGCTGGCTTCGGCGTGCGCCTTGTGGGTGCCGGCGCATGAGCGGTGCAGCAGTGGTGACCGGCGGCGAATCGCAAGTGGCGCCGTGGCCCGTCGATGCGCTGCCCATGGTCACCGCGCCGCGCGTGCTGAACGTGCTGGCGCCGGGCCAGGACGATGTGACAGCCGAGCCCGCCAAGGGCAAGGTGCTGGCCGACCTGATGCGCGTGCGCGATGAATACGCGGAGATCGCCACCCGTGGCCGCTTCAAGGATGCCGCGTCGCGTGAGTGGGGCGCCATTCCGCTGAACTGGCGCATGAACCTGCTGCTGGTCGCCGGCATAGGGGTGGATGCCGACGATCTGGAGGCGCTGGCCCGCAGGCGCTGGGACTTGTTCTCGCCGCATGAGCGCAACCAGCTGCGCATGGAAATCCGCACCGGCAAGAGAGCGCTGGCCCACGTGGTCGCACTGGCGGCGCGCGTGGTGGAAGTCGAGGTGCAATAGACATGGCCGCGATTCCGCGCAAATTGCCCAATGGCAGCCTGGCCGAGTGGAACCGGGACAAGCCCACGCCTCGGATGGCCCGCGACCACATGGAGCGCGTGATCCGGTGCGCCCCCGCAGGCTGGCAGGCGGCGGTCCGCGCGCGGTTCGAGGTGGTCAAGCCGCCCATGTTCGGGCTGCAGCAGACGGCGGCTGAATACCTGGCTACCCCGCCGGATTGGGCCGTCGCGTGGGACCTGATGCAGTCCATTGCCGACTTCGAGAAGGAGTTCGGCGTAGCCAGCCTGTGGAATCTGGACGACGGCGAAATCTGCGACATGGCCAAGAAGTTGGCCGGCGAAGCGGAAGAGCTGGACTCCGCGTGCATCAACGGCGGCGGCGACCTGGCGGCGCGTGTCGATTCGGTGCGGCTGCTGGTGCGCTGTGTGGGCATCACCGAGGATGTGCCGATCCACGGCGAGCCCGCCGTGAGGCGCGCGCAGGACGCCGCCTGGTGGCGCCGCCGGCTGCGCGTGCATGTGGCCCGCACCGTGGAGGCCGGCGAGATTGGCCTGGGCATGGTCCACAAGGGCCGTGGCGGGTATATCAGCCAGAACGGGCTGGTGCGACGCCAGCATCAGCTCAAGCGGAACGCCGAGGCGCTGGAGTGCACGCTGTTCCGCAACGAGGCCGGCCAGGTGTACACGCTGCGCGAGCTGGCCGCGCTGGGGAACGCCAACCCCATCATCCGCGGCGGCGAGCTGATGACCCGCATTCGCGGCGCTGAGGAATACGCCGACGCCCGCGCCCATGTCGGCCTGTTCTTGACGCTGACGCTGCCGAGCCGCTTTCACCCCGTGAAGCTGGGCAGCGGCGGCCGGCCATTCCCCAACAAGAAGTTCGACGGCGCCACCCCGCGCGATGGCCAGCTGTGGCTGCGTGACATGTGGGCCAAGACGCGGGCCGCCCTGGCGCGCAAGGGCGTGCGCATGTACGGCTTGCGCGTGGCCGAGCCCCATCACGATGCCACCCCCCACTGGCATGCCCTGATCTGGGCAGAAGACGAAGCCGGCGCCCAAGCCATCGAGCAGCAGGTGCGCCACTACTGGCTGAGCGACGACGGGGACGAACGTGGCGCCGAGGCCAACCGCGTGAATATCAAGCGGATGACCAAGGGCGGCGCGGCCGGCTACGTGGCGAAGTACATCGCCAAGAGCGTGGGCCACCTGGCACTGGCCCAGCACATGGACGTGGTGGACGGCCAGCAGATCACGCTGGACCTGGGCCCCACCGGCACGAACGACGTGAAGGAAACAGGGCAGGGCTTCAAGCGCGTGGACGCCTGGGCGGCCACGTGGGGCATCCGGCAGTTTCAAACCATCGGCATGCCCAGTGTGACGGTGTGGCGCGAGCTGCGCCGGGTGACACCTGACCAGCTGGAGCTATTCGAGCGCGAAGGCGACCGCACCACGTCGCGCGCGTTCCATGCCTGCCACCGCCGGGGCGACATCCGCGCCGACTGGCGTTCGTTCATGGAGGCCATGGGCGGCCACGCGCTGCCGCGCAAGCGCTGGCACCTGCGCACGGCCCACGACATGGTGGAGCCGGGCGAGACGAATAAATACGGCGAGGAACTGCGTCACGGCCCCATCGCCGGGCTGGTGCCGCAGCAGGGCCGCATGTGCGGCCGGTGGCTGGTGTCGCGCCGCATCTTGTGGCGCCCGGTGGTCGATGAAGCCACGCATGCGGCGCACGCCGCAGGGGCGAGTGCGCAAGGTGCTGCAGGTCAAGCGCAGGGCCAGGGTGCGACCCCGGCCCGCGCGGCTTTGCCGCGCGCTTGGACTGGTTTCAATAACTGTACGGCCCGCATCACGGGCGAGCTGCGCCGGCTAGTTTTTGGCCCCGGCGACGTCCATGCGTCCGAGTGGCTGACCCCCGAAACGGTCGATTTCTACCGAAATCTGCGGGTTGCTGAGCGCGCAGAGCCGGCGGCCGAGCTGGAAGACGGGTGGGACTGGTGAAAAAGCAGCCCGCTACGCCCACCCGCGCCGCCCAGGCCGGCCGCCGCATGCCCGCCGACCCCGAAAACGCCTCGCCACTGCGCCGCCAGGTGCTGGTCGCCGCCCGCCGCCGCTGCGAAGACATGCAGGACGGGCCCGACGCCCGCGAAGCCATGCGCCGCGAGGTGATGGAAACGCCGGCGGGCCTGCTGCCCGACCTGTTGACCGCGCTTTCCACCGTGCGCATCGACCGCACGGCCCTCTTTTTCCGCTCCGCCATCCCGACCGAAAGGACCAACCCATGAACGCGAAACGCACCGACCCGCGCGTGCATTGCTTCCAGCGCCCCCGCCACGGCGACTACGTGCCAGCCGCCGGTACCACGCCGGACCACCTGCGCGCCGTCTTCGAGGCCGAGCGCAAGCGCCTGGCCGAAGCCACCAGGCCGCGGCGCCGGCGGCGGCAGCCTGCTGCGCCCGCCGTGAACCCTCACCAGGCCCAGCTGCAGCTGGTGGCCTGACACCTGCCAACCACCGAAAGAGAACACCATGCGAACGCATCACGACTGCCCGACCCGCCTTGCCGTCAAGCCGGCCGCGACTCACCCCACCCATGGCATCCAGCCGCGGCGCAGCTACCGCGCGCATCTGATTCCGACCAACGCCAACAGCGCCGACCTCGAAGACCTGGCAGACGCTAACCTGCTGCCGACCATCCGCGTGAAGGCGGCCAACGCCACCCAGGCCGAAGCCCATGCCCACCTGGCCAGCGGCAAGGGCGTGCTGCGCGTTGAGCGCGTGGAGGCCTGAACAATGACGCAAGCGAAGAAGAACGCCGGCCTCTCCCAGCCCGTGGCCCGCACCCGCTGGGACGAGATCAAGGAAGCGGAGCGGGTGCGCTACGGCACCGCGCAGCCCGCGCGCATGGACTGGCGCGCCGGCGCGCCATACACCTGCCCGGAGCTGCATCACCGCAGCGCGAGCGTGCGGCATCCGAGCATCATCGCCGGCCGTCGCGTTGGGGGTGCAGCATGAAGCGGATCTATGTCGCCGGCCCGATGTCCGGTTATCCCCAGCTCAACTTTCCCGCCTTCCACGCCGCCGCTGCGGCGCTGCGCGAGGCCGGTCACCATGTCGAGAACCCGGCCGAAATCAATGCCGATCCGAACGCCGCTTGGCTGGATTGCATGCGCGCAGACATCGCCCGACTGGTCACCTGCGATGCGGTGTACATGCTGCCAGGCTGGGAGCAGTCCCGCGGCGCGCGCATCGAGCAGCAGCTCGCGGCCGGGCTGGGTCTGGACGTGCTTCACGCTGCGACCACATCACTGTTGGAAAGCGGGCGCGGCAATGGCTAGGCGTGATCGGCTGACGAAAACAGACCGTGCCCTGGCCAGCCCAGTGGCCAAGGCGCTGGCCAGGCGCGCCATGCTGGAGCTGCAGGCGGAAATGGCTGCCATCGGCCACCAGTGCCTCCAGGTGCCGCACCTGAGCGAACAGCGCGAGCTGCTGTCTCGGCTGGCGGTCATGCTCGGGGTCGGCGCCGAAGTGGCCGCAGTCGTGCCGGTGCTGGGCGACAACCGCGCCGGCTTGCACCAGGCGCTCGAAGAGGTGGTGCGCATGGCCTGCGATGGCTGCCGCTGGAGTGCGCCGTGGGCCGCGCACTTGCACTTCGCCCTAGAGGTGGCCGCCGAGGTGATGATGGACGACACAGTGCTGGCCATGCGCGTGCTGCCGGGCGCGCGGGCGCTGGCCGGAGACATCATGGCCGGACGCATCCGGCCGCATGCTATCACCCCGCTGGTAACGCCTGAACACTACAAGAACAAGCGCAACGCGGGCCCACCTGATGCCATGCGGGAGGTCGAAACATGCAACGTCTGATATTTAGCAAGGCGCAGCTGCTGGAAGAGCTGGGAATTGTCGAAAACACCCTGCGGGCGTTGATCGAGCAGCGCGCGTTCCCCCGGCCGCGCAAGATGGGAGCGAAGTTGTTCTGGCTGATTGCGGAGGTGGCCGATTGGCTGGCTGGGTGTCCTATGGCGTGGGCGGGCGACAGCACCACGGCACCTACGTCAGGGCAAAAGGAAGGGCGGGCACCCACCGCGTGAGAAGTGCTGAATACGCGAGCCCGAACCGGTGTTCCAGAGCGGTCACGCCCATCCACAGGAGCAAGCGGTCGGTGAGGTCGATTGGCTGATTCCCACCGATGGCCTCGGAACTGAGTTCACCCACTCCGTGACCCTACGGTCGCGTTCTCGCCCCGCGCCATGGCAAGGCCCACTCCCGTCACCCGCTTCACCGTGGCAGATCGCCCCGGTTGGTCCGGGATCTGCGCCTCAACCATTCCAGCGGCTCGCAACACCCGCAAACGGTCAACCTCGTTCTCGTCGACCATTTCTACGGGAAATTTGTCGCAGGCCGCAAGTTTTCTTAGTAAATCTACACACACGGATTCCCTCCAAGCAATGTTTGCCGATTGCATGGTTCAATGCAGAACCACATTCAGCCTATAGGTTCTGAAGCGCGTTCTCAGTGCACTAGGTCGCCGGTGAGGAAATTGCGCAAGTAGGCCTCGCGAATACTGTGTTCGTTGAGGAAAATAATTCCTTCGGCGTTTTCCTTTGCAGCCTCTAAAGCGGCCATTCCTAGCACCGTTCTTCGAGCATGCACAATATTTACAATACTGACAAAGTCCGTACCTGTGCCGAAAGCCTCCTGCAGCGACTGACGCGCAATCCGCAGACTTAACAACCTGCGGTCCGCCTCTAAATCAACTTCGATCTCCTGCGGGCTCCCAGCGACCATGATTATTCGATTGACAGTGCAAAACATGAAGGTGCTCTCTGAGATAAAGTTCGTTATTTATAGGGTCGTGCCCGAGGCGAATCAGCCGCCATGAGGAGGGCCGAGCCGTGTAGGACAAGGTCCCGCTTCAACACCACGGTGTAACCAAAAATTCAAGCGCCCAGCCATGGCGACACAAGAGAAAGGTGAGGCGTTGTCTTACAGACTGGGCGGTAGCCTGCGCTAGAGCATTCGCTTCCCATAACGACTGGAGTGACCATGGCTATTAAGACCGTTGCTGACCTTTTACTTCATGAGCTTTCTGACACATACAGCGCAGAAAAACAGATGACCAAGTCTCTTCCGCGTATGGCTCGGGCGGCAAACGACATTGAGCTTGCTCAAGCCTTCTTGGACCACTTGGAAGAAACGCGTGCCCAAGTAGAAAGAATCGACCAAGTGGTTGAGCTGCTGGGTCTAAAGCTGAAGCGGATCAAATGCGCAGCCATGGAGGGCTTGGTTGAAGAAGGCAAGGACCTTATCGACGGCATCGAAAAAGGACCTGTCCTAGATGTTGCCTTGATCGGGGCAGCCCAAAAGGTCGAGCATTACGAGATCGCGAGCTACACAACGCTAATCACGCTTGCATCCAAACTCGGCTATACCGCGGCGTTGCCATTGCTGGAAGCCTCCTTGGCTGAAGAAAAAGCCACCGATGAAAAGCTCGGCTTGCTTGGCCAAGCGGCAGCTATCGAAAACGCTCAAGCTGATTAATCGATTGGCGGGCACGCTGCATCTCGGCGCAACCGGCAGAGCGGGCAGTAAGCACGAACGGGCGATGCGGCAGTAGCTACGGACGCCGCGGTAAACCAGGAGGCTGGAAGAGTTGCCGCTGGCGCGGGCACAGGCGGATGCGGCGGCCGGCCTACCGGACGGGCGCTGCGAAATAGGCCCACTCTTGCATGATGACCGCACGTTTCTCGAGCATGTCGGCGCGTCGATAGGCCGCCTCGGTCTTCGTGTCGATGGTGTGTGCCAGGCACAGCTCCACCGCATCGCGTGGGTGGTTTGTCGTTTCTCCAGCCCAATCCCTGAACGTCGAGCGGAAGCCATGCGGCACGGCGTCCAGCCTATGGCGCCGCATGAGCGTGGTCAGCGCCATGTCGGAGAGCGCGCCCGCGCGGTTGGAAGGGAAGACGTGCGACACGAGCGCATGGCGCGGCTGTGCTTTCAACAGCGCGACGGCTTGTCGAGAGAGCGGTACGCGATGCTCTTTCTTCGCCTTCATCCGCTCGGCTGGTACTGTCCACAGCGCCGCGTCTAAGTCCACCTCGTCCCACACCATGCCGCGCACCTCACCAGACCGGGCGGCGGTCAGGATCAAGAAACGGAGTGCCCGCGCGCTCTGCCCATCGAGCGTGGACAGCAACAGATAGACGGTCGGCAGCTGGGCAAAGGGCACCGCGGCGTGATGCTTCACCGGCGCTACCTTGTTCGGGTCGGCCAGGATGTGTTCCAGCTGCCCGCGCCACCGTGCCGGGTTCGTGCCCGAGCGATGACCATGCGCGGTGGCCCAATCGAGGATCTGTTCGATGCGCCCGCGCAGGCGTGTGGCTGTTTCAGTCTTTGTCTTCCAGATTGGTGACAGTGCGCGAAGCACCATGGATTGATCGATCTCTGAGACAGGCACGCTCCCGAACTTGGGCGACACGTAGGTGGCAAGCGTGTTGCGCCACTGCTGCGCGTGCTTGGTGCTGCGCCAAGTCGTCTCATGCTCCTGGATGAATGCTTCGGCCGCTTTGTCGAACTCCAGTTTCTGAGCATCCGCCAGCCGCGCAGCCTCACGGGCGGCGGCGCGCGCTGCCAGTGGGTCGGTGCCAGCATCACGAAGTCCGATGGCGCTGCGCGCGGCTTCGCGGGCGGCCGATAGCGACACGCGTGGATAACTGCCCAAGCTCATGCGGCGGCGCGCCCCGCGAAACACGTACCGAAGGACCCACATGCGCGTGCCGCCTTCAATGCGCAGATTCAGGCCGGTCGCCCCACCCACCGCGTGCGAGCCCTCGACCCGAAGGCGGGACACCTCAAGGGCGGTCATCTCAAGAATGCGCTTGGGCAT